CCGGTGTATAAAACATAATGACTTCAGATCCTTACGATTTTCTCAAAGAAGATTTGACTGTTCAAGACTTATTCGAGTATGTTGACTCTCGCTATTATATTCATAAGTCTGGATTTTCCTTGATCGATTCAGATTCTCAGGTATATTATAAGATGAGACATAATGTTTTTAAGACGATTGTGTCGTATTACCTTGGAATCTCTTCAACAGTTGAGTTACCCTTCCACACTACGGGACTTATAACATCAAACAGAACTCCAGACTTTCTCCTTGTGGATCAGGATAACAAAAAAATACTCCTTATTGAGTATACAGTTACTAATCAATTCGCCACAGCCGTAACAAATAAGGAGAGTTTCGGCAAGTATGACTTGGAAGTGGCAGAATTGAGAGAATTGGGCTATTCTGTTGACGATTATTACTTGTGTCTTACCTTGGATACAGATATTAATGACTTGTACGAGAGTGTGATTATTGTGTCTAAGAATTTTACTGATACATTTGTCGAAGACTTATATCAACATCTTTCAAGTTTAAAGGACGATTTCTTCTATTTGAATTGGTATATCAATGATCATATTCCACAATTGCTCTCAAATGAAACGACGAATATACATATCAAGTTAAACTCTAATAAGCTGAAATTTGAGACACCTTTTAAGACAATTGAAAGTCCTGTTTCTAAAAAAAGTAAGAGAAATATTTTTATAAAAAGAAAGGTTAAATCGAAGTTACACAACCTCTCGAAATCATTTTCTCGAAAGGCTAGAAATCTTAGATATAAACTAGTTTATAATGTATCATCTGACACACTGTATACTCAATTCGATGAAGATGGATTGGAGAAAAGTCATCTATTGAATCTTATACAGACTCAAGATGAGGAGATATTTGACTTGCTAGATGTTAGAGGTGGTCTACTCGATATTGAAGAACCGTTTAAGAAGTATGGCTCCAATGACTTTAATTATACTTTCGAGGATAGGTTGCCAGATACAAACATGAGAACTGAGGATAACAATTATACGGAAATGTTACCCAGAAGATTGCAAAGAATTACACACACTTCTCTTGTAGATAACAAACTCGAAGAAATCTATAAAACAGTACCTTCTCACTACAGAGAGCTTATGGAGTGTAAAAATTCATCTTCAGATAATATATTAATAATTAAAAAGAATCCATTCATTTTTGTTCCGACAAGAGGTGTCACAAAGGAAGGCGAACAAATTCGATTTAGATCAACCTTCGCTCTAACTAATGAGATCTTATTTAAGTCTAGAAAAATCAAGGGTACACCATCCACCTTTATTAACAGAAATATTGACTACGATCAGGTTGTAGATTTGGAGTCAAAATCGTCGAAATTGTGGTCTATTATTAAAGGTTATCCTAATGTTAGGAAATATATTAGACACGCCAAAAATATTGAGTATAATTTCGATAGTGAACAGCAAGAAAATATAGACGAGTTTTTATTGCTAAGAGAAAAATTTTCGAAAGCTTTGCGAGAAGATACTCGTACTCAATATAGTAATCGCATAACATTTGAATTGTCTCGTTATAAATTACTTTTCCCATTAGAAATGGAACATTATTCTAAGGACAAGAAAAAAATAATTATAAATGGAGATGAAGATACTTCCATCCTGCTCAAAAGATATCAAGATCTCATTGACAATTTATTTTTGATAAGAGGTGAGATGACATCAGATCAGGTTTATAGTGACACGAAACCTCAAGGCTTGAAATTGTCAGAGAATTGCACACAGATGAAAGAATTCTTAGATATTGAGATGAATGCATTTCGCAGAACAGACATGGCGCACACACTTCAATTATACTCTAACATGTGTTACTCCCTTATGTATTACTCATCGATAAAATTGAATAAGAACGATTTTTGCGTTGACACTTTAGGGTATAAGAATGTGATGTTGATTGTAAAGGGTGGTAAGAAAATTTCAAGTTCAAAGAGATCAAGACTGTTTAAACTTATAATACCAGTAGACTCTAATATTATCGATATTGTGTCCACAAAGAGTATAGAGCAAGTTACAATTGATGGTAAGAGTTATATTATAATGCCGTGGAGACAGTTGAAACAAGATTATTTGAAAGTGGGGTTTGAAATTTATGCGAATTTTTCTAATTATTTCGTCTCTTCTATTGTTGAATCTGAATTAACGAGACAGGAGTTCATCAAGTATTCATCCATAAAAATACTATCACTATTCTCTCAAAAGAGAAAAATGGAAATTTGGCTGTCAAATCTTCGATATCTCTTCTTTAATTCGACCGGACAATATTCCGATGTAAAGGATCTAGTTGAATCTATGGTTGAATTCAATTATGATAGTTACTTTTACTTACTACAAAATTTGTTTTGTGACAGATACGAGAGACTCTTTGAAAATTCTCAAGATGGGGTAATCTATGATTTCTTTTGGGATTGTACATATACTAATTTTGATATGTTTTCAGAAAAATTTGATGAGGCAGTTTTTATGACGAAATCGCCTGTCGACAATTACAACGAACATCTTCTAAATCTGAGAACCATCTTGGAATCCCATGAGTACTTCTGTAACAACTTCAGTTCTCTTGACCCTTATGACATATTGAAAGAAAGTGCTATAGATATGACATCAGAAACCTTGGATGATGATTTGTATAAGAATGATTTCATGTTTGATCCGAAGTTATGTTATTTGGTGGGAGAAGATTGTTCTCAAATGATTCTCAATTCAGCAAACATGAGTGACATTAAACAAAAGTTTAGTTCAATTCTCTCTGACAGTTATACAGATGTAAAGACGAGTAAAGGTATGAGATCTGATATCGGTGAATTTTGGGGACAGAAAGGATTTGATGTAATATTCTCAGATATAAAATTTACCAAAGGTGTAAAAGACCTTATTAAAGGGTTTCCGTACTCGACCAGAAATGAGTTCGAGAGTGAAATACGCAAACTAGATACTACTTTTTTAGACAAATTGAATTCGATAGATTTGCCAGATCTTCAATTCGATGTCAAAGATAAAATAGGCCCTAAAGGTAGAAGGGAAATCTATGTCATGACTCTAAATAGTAAAATTATTCAACAGCCTATAGAGAGACTCATGAAGTATCTGTGTACTTTAATACCTAACGAGTTGATAAACAAGAAGAGTCATATAAGACCCAAAATAATTCATCAGAAAATATTCGAGTCTACTGAAGCAGATACAAAAACAATTTTTTTGACGTTAGATTGCAGAAAATGGGCACCCCGTTCTAATCTATGGAAGTATGTGTATTTCATAATGGGAATGTCAAGCGTCTTACCGGTCGAGTTTATCAATTACTTTCTTCAAGTTTGGTTTTTAATGTTTCATAAAAAGGTAAGAGTTCAGTCACATTATGTTGACATACTTAATAAAAACTCGAATACGAAAAATCTCACAAAATATCTTGTTAAGAGACAGGATGAAGACTATGAGCTCAACATGCCTTACAGTTTTATGATGGGGATTTACAATTACTTATCATCACTATTTCACGCAGCTACACAAAATTATTTCAATAAATACGTTGCGAGTACTCTGAACACTCATTTCAATCTATTTGCACATTCTGATGACAGTGGTGGCACTATTACATATAAGAACTTAAATAACGCATTAAGATCATTTAGATATTACGAGCATTTTCAAAAAGCGTGCAATCACCTTTTGTCAAAAAAGAAATCCGTTATATCCCATTCGTCGTTCGAAATCATATCTATTATGTACTCAAACAAGAGATTCATACCGGTAACTTACAAATTTATAACAAATGTATCCTTCAATCCTACGGGTGCAGGTTGGTACAGTGATATCTGTTCTACAGTCAGTTTGATTGTAGATATCTTCCAAAATGGAGGGAGTTACTTACAGTGTTATTCTGCATTGTTGACTCATGTTGAACTATTGAGAAAAGCTTACCACTTACCAAGATCAGACATGCTATCTTCAATACCTCTACATTTTGGAGGCATTTTCAATATGCATCCTATACATTTAATTCTATTGGGCTCTGCTGCTCAAGAGGTCATGTTAGATGTCGTTGAATCTAAAAGAGCACGGGACCACAGGATACATATGTACTATCTTTTTAACGGAGAATATGTACCAGGCAGAGGTTCAGATTTGCAATATAGATTACCTTATATTGTTAAACACACAGCATGTCTTGAACTCGATGATGATGAGTCTCAAATAATTCGGAATTTGTCACTGTTCAACGAAAGAAGAACAATGTTTGATGCTATTAAATACTATAATGATTTGAGAAAGACAAAATTTGAGTATTCACTTCTCAATGTAGATACCTATAAACTGTTATACTCCACCTTGTTTTTCAAAACAAAAGTCTTAAGAACTGGCGGGTCAAATGACGGATTAACTATAACCGATCTAGCAGCAAATTTTATGGGGTTCCAGATATTAGGTGAATTTGAGAAATCATATTTTGAACCGTATTCGAACGAATATTCTTATATGTCATCTTCAGAGTCGATATCTATTGATTTTAACGCAAATACTATCGCCTCGAAAAAATCTTGTAAACCTATGTTATACAACACTTTCATGAATTTAGGACTAAATTTAAGTTACGATGATGTTTGTCATCTTATTCTACACAATAGTGGAGAGGAATATAGGTTACTCAATAAAAATATTAGAAAATGGGAGTCTCTTTCCGAGTACTTTTCAGATATAATTCCAGGTAATGACAGACAGGAGAAATTGAGAATTTTAAGCAAACTAGAAAGAGCGGATATATCTAAGTTAAGAAGTGCTCATTTATTTATACCTTCGAACGTAACAATTGATACACCTGAAAGGTTTTGGACCTATAGCATGTTGATGTGCTCACGAAAATACTTTATATCGACTCAGAAGCCTCAATTCTACACATTAGAACAATTTGAATTTTGGAAACTACCCTACGAGTGTCTAAAACATCATTATTTTCTTCTAAAGCTAGCAATGAGTGATAAGGATTTTTTAGATAATTATAGCTTGTACGAGTCTTCCATAAATTCATGTGACATGTGTGAGTCAAAGGGCAATACAAGAGATTCTCTGAAGGAGATTCTCAAGATAATAAAATGTAGAGATTATGATAACTTTACAACAAACATGCCATTCGCAATTTATAAGAGACCACAAATGAAGGGACAAACCGCTTGGTATGGAACGTCTGATTTCGCACTATATAGTAGATTCGGTCGTGTTGAACATTATATTACTGATGGCACGGTTCATACTGACTTCTTTCTTTACGATAACAACATGTTAGATCAGATTTGGCACTTATATAAGATTTTCTGTGATTCCAGAGGAATTACTAAGGCCAATGTAATTTACAGTAGTACCGGTGAACAGAGTCCTCGTGTCGCATTCTCTGACCTAAACATGCCATACACACCAAAACTGCACACTTTTACCATGGTCCTATCCGATAGTCGTATATATCTCTCCGATTACTTGCTACCAGTATTTAAAAAGGTAGAAGGTAAAGTCTATTTTGAAGATGAACCAGTTGACTTCAATATCTATAACGTGTGTGACATCAATGATAGTTTCTATAACAAACACAAATTAGAGTTGCTCAGAGATCTTTTCATATCAAAGATCACAAGTATCAACGAACAACTTCTTATTAACAGTTTTAAAAGTTCCAAATTATATAATATTATATCTTTAGATGATTTTCATAGAAATAATCTGCCCTTGTACAAGAAATATGTCAATATTCCTATGCTCGGAGCACCTGGTTCTTTTACACGAGCGTTGTGCATGGCAAACGAAGTTGGTTTGGTTTCGTACAAATCGTCGGTTTCCCCTGGTCCAGTTGATCTAGGTGTCTTAGAGAAACAAAACATATCCCAAGTGCCTATAATTGATTTATACAACTCATCTTCTATGTTAAGAGTTAACCAATTTGATTATATGACCCTATTGAAATTGGCAAATAATGAAGATATTGATTCACGTGATATATCAAACTTAGAAAATCTAATCTTTAAATGTGGTCTGAGTACAGGTATAAACCTCATGGTTCAATTTAAGGAGATATTGAAGAATTTTGATTCCAGCGTACTAGTTACTATCACTCCGGATATAAAGATTGATATACTTACAAATATCTTTCAATGTATTCATAAAGCTATGGATGATTTCCCAAGTAGAAAACTTAGTTATCAGTTTAAACATAAAAAAAGTGTCTTTTGGAATACTTTGAAGTCTTTAGATTTTCAACGCAGTTTTGACCATATAGCAACTCTTATCGTTAGAGGACTGTTCCGTGCACAATCTGATGACTTGAGAGTTTTTTGGAGTGAAAAAAAGAAGAACAATTTTACACTGATGATGAATATACATCACTTTGCAGCAACGAATCTCTTCATGATGATATCAAATATGTTGAAGGATATAAAAAGGGCAGGAGTCACTGAACAATTGATTGCTAATTTGAATAATTTGAAATATTATTTGAAGGCTAAACCTATTGAATTACCTGAGCTGTTTGAAATGGATATTGATTCCTTCGAAGTAGATGAGACGATATACCATGATTTATCCAACTATGATATAGGAGAAACATTCATCAACCCAGACGATGATGACTATGATGACGACTTAGATGCTGTTAATGAAAATGACGAACTGAATGGTAATACTGAGAGAATCTATTCAGATGATTTCGAAGAGTTAAAAGTCATATTACACAAAAACAATCAGAAAGCATTGTTATCAGAATACACTATAACCCATCAATTTAAGAAAGTTCAAATAATGTCTCCAGGTGATTTTTATAATGCAAATTGGCTCGGACCCGGAAACTTTTACTCTACAGTAGTAGACGGCATCGCACTGTCTGTTTCTGAGTATCCAGGTTCTTCAATATGTCCTCCTCCGATATCAAATGAGAAGGGATTTTATAGGTATAAAAAACGTGATGACCTCGCTGCCCTCGACGAGGAAGCGAAAAGACTCAAAAATGAGAAGGAAAAGAGTGCTAAAGAGACTATTGAAGAAATATTGGATATAACTTTAGGTAAGTCGATTGCTAACATATTTCGCGAACATAATCTTCTTCAAACAAGATACATCCAGAAGATTGTACCTAAAGATGCATTTTCATTGAGTGAACTATTCGGCAAAGTGATAGATGTCACTAATTTTAAAACAAAAAACATAACTAGAAGAGCTGCTAGAAATTACTTACCCGGCTTTACTGGAGTTCTTAGAGATAAGGAATCTGAGGGAGAACTGAATAGTATATTTGGAGCTAATCACATATATATTTATGGTGGGCAGGTGAAGGTTTCAAAATCAACAGGGAAGACAATAAAATTGCTTATACGAAATTTATTTCATAAAGTGAGTAATGACCATAAGGCCCTTCTAACATTCATTCTTTCAATATTGAAAGAAACGATTGAGGGAGAGTCTGATTCTTGGTTTACTGATAAAATATTCTCGATTCTCGATGATATAGACTCTAACTATGGAGAAATCGAGGACGAAAAAGTTTATATAGCGCCTGAACCTGGTGACTTCAGTATCTTTTCTTCACAGTACACATACACTTATGAAGCTTATGATGATGTGGATACGAACGTAGTTGATGATTTCTAGATAGTTCATATACGAAGGATATAATAAAGATTTTTTCATTTCTGAC